TCACAAATCATGATTTTTATATTGAGGATGGGACACCAAAAGAAACAGCGATTGAAAATATGCTTCGCTATCGCTATCCCGACATCAAGGTTCTTTTTCCAGCCACAAATCAAGTAACAACTTTGATGTATCCAACTCTTGACCAGTCATCTGACCCATGGCGTGAGGCACTTAAGATTGCTGAGTCCGCTGGCATGGATTTATATTTTGATGAAAATGGCATCTGCCGTATGCGTCCAATTCCTGACCCTGACCTCGGACTACCTCTAATGACATATGAGGATGGTTCTGAGTCAGTCTTTACAGATATGTCTCGTTCTCTTTCTTCAGATGAAACTTATAATGGAGTTATCTTTACTGGCGAGGGAACAAACCTCAGCATTGGAGTTCTTGGCGAAGCATGGGACGAGAATCCTGCTTCCCCTACTTATCGATATACATACGGAGAGACACCGCTCTTTAAGTCATCTGCCACAGTCCTTACAGTTGCCGAGGCTGAGGAAGCGGCTCGCGCTGAACTCCGCAAAGTTATTGGAGCGACTGAAAAAATTACATGGAATCAGTTGGTTAATCCAGCCCACGATGTTTATGATTTAGTTAAGGTAGTTCGTAGCCCTTCAGGAGTTAATGCAACCTTGATGTTGGACTCAGTATCGATTCCATTGGCTCCATCGGGAACAATGAACGCAGTCGGACGAAGTAGGAGATTCTGATGGATTTGTCATATCTCGTTAATCAAATCAAGGCTTCTGACCAAGGGCTTCGAGTTCGTCAGGGTAAAGTCACAACAGTTAATTCTGACTACACAATGGATGTTCAAATTGCTGGAGACACAAATATCCTTCCGTCAGTTCGATATTTAAGTAATTACGCTCCAAAGCCTGATGACCAAGTATGGCTTCTCAATAACGGAGTTGATTTGTTGGGTGTCGGCATGGTCGCAAGTGGAACTAGAACTCTTGCAACAACGGCTTATCGAACCAGCACTTACACAATCACAAAAGATACTTTGACGACTATTCCTTTTGAGGCAAGTCGCAGAAATGATTGGGATACTTGGACTGTTTCAGATGCAACCAAAATAACCGCTCCTTTAACTGGTGTATATCAATCAACAGCATCAATTTTAATTGAATCTGAAAATTGTCGTACTGAGTTGTCAATTTGGAAAGGCGCTCAAGAGATTGCTCGTCAAGATGTAGATTTATCAAAAACCGATGTTGGCGGATTTCACGGGATGGTCACCTCAGTTCCTTTTGAAATGACAAAAGGAGATTCAATAACAATGAAAGTTCAGCATGACCATAACCCAAACCTTGATTTACTTATCACCGCTGGGGGCAAAAACCACACAGGGTATTTCAATGCTCTATCTTTAACCTACCTCGGTTCATAAACCAATAGGTTATTATTTACCAATACAGTTTAGGAGAAACAATGGACAAGAAAACTCAGGCGATGCTCGCCTCATATGGTCGCTCATTCATCGCGGCTGTTTCAACAGCATTTATGATTACAGGTGGGGACATTCTCGCACTCGACGGTGACTCAGTTAAGGCTCTATTAGCGGCTGGTATTTCAGCAGTTCTCCCAGTTGCCATCCGTGCGGCTAATCCAAACGACCCTGCTTTCGGCAAGATTGCAGATGGAGTTACAGAGGCAGTAGTTGGAAAACTTACAAAGAAGGCTCCAGCGAAGAAGGCAGTTGCAAAGAAGTCGGCTAAATAATGCCAGCACCAAAAGGCACGGCTGAGTTGCTCATTGAAATAGCCACAAAAGAAATTGGCTATATCGAGGAGGCAGTTCCCGAGAATAAGACAAAGTACCAAAAGGCTAATCAACCTTGGTGCGGAGCCTTCGTAAATTGGTGCGGGAAAAAGGCTTCAGTTGAAATTCCTAATACTGTTTACACTCCAGCAGGTGCAGATGCTTTTAAGAAAATGAAGCGTTGGCATGAGGGTGAAAATGCCATGCCTCTTCCTGGGGACATCGTTTTCTTTGATTTCCCCGCAGACGGTGTGGACCGTATCAGTCATGTTGGAATTGTTGTCAAAGATAACAATGATGGAACTGTTACTTGCATCGAAGGAAATACGAGTTCAGATAAAAAGGGTGACCAACGCAACGGTGGAGAAGTTTGTCTCAAGATTCGCGCATACAAGAAAAAGAACAGAAATAAATTCAAGCCAAATATGCCAGTTGCCATTGTTGGCTTTGGTCGTCCAAAATTTGAGGCTTTGGCTAAGTCCGCTGACGAAGCGAGAGCAAAGGCATAATCATGGCAGAAGAAATCCAACCAACTTTAGGAGAAGTCATGCGTCGCCTCGATGACCTAACAATCGAGGTCAAACAGATGAACCTAAATATCAGTCAGACCTATCTTCGTAAGGATGTTTACGAGTCTGATACCGAGCGGATTTCTCAAGCCATGGAACACATAACAGACCGTCTCGAAAAGATGGAATCACGCTCTGAATGGGTGGTTCGTACTGTCGGGGCGCTCATGATTGCCACAGTTGTCGGTGCCTCAATGTATGTTGGACAAATAATCGGCATCTGAGATTTGACATAACCAACAGGGGTTGTGTACCCTCTCGGATGAGAGGAGAACAACCATGTCAGATATACAACCAATTGATGATTTTGAAATCATCGAAGAACCAACCCGTGAGGCTTTTGTAATCGATGACGATTCAAAGGCTGATTGGGCTATGCGGAAACTCGCATCAATTCGGCGTAAGCAAGCCGACAATAAAGCCATCTATGACCGAGAAGTTCAGAGAGTCGCAGAATGGCTCGAGAAGGTCAATACAGACCTCGAAAGAGATGCTGAATGGTTTGAGTCGAACCTCAAGCCTTATGCCCTCACAGAGCGCTCTAATGGGCGTAAATCGGTAGTTCTGCCCCACGGCACGATAAAAACCACCGCAGGTCGTCCAAAGATTGAAATTGAGAACGAAGTTGAGTTCTTGGCTTGGGCTGAAAAGAGTGAGCCTGAGTTGATTCGCGTCAAAAAAGAAATCGACAAGAAGGTTCTGAATACTTTACTTACCGACTCAGGTGATGTAATATCAACCCAAGGTGAAATTGTTCCATCGGTTCGAGTAACTCCAGCCGAAACTTCAGTTTCATTCGTAATCGCAGAATGAGAGAGGAACTCATGACAGACACAACAGCACTTCCAATTGCTCAAGCAATGAGCGCAATTATGAAGGAAGTTGGAGCCATCGCAAAGAAAGACAAGAATCAGGCTCAGGGATTTAATTTCCGTGGAATTGATTCAGTTGTCAATGCAGTATCTCCAGCACTTCAAAAGCATGGCGTAATCGTCGTCCCGTCAGTTGAGGATTACGAGTATGCAACAGTTGAAATCGGACGCAATCGAACAGCAATGGGTCATGTGAAAGTAAAAGTCACTTACACATTCATTGGTGCAAACGGCGATGCAATTAAAGCCACGGTTGTAGGTGAGGCAATGGACTCAGGAGACAAGGCAACCGCTAAGGCGATGTCTGTGGCTTTTCGAACTGCATTACTCCAAGCGCTCTCACTCCCAACGGATGAACCTGACCCTGACTCAACAAGTTACGAGCGTTCAAGTGCAAACGATGTAATGGCGCCAAGTGCGATTCTTACAAAGATTGCTCAAGCAACTCAGATTGATGCGCTTGCAGAAATTGGTCAGTACATCACAGCCAACAAAAACGGCTATAACCCTGAATTGTTAGAGCAGTTCAGATTGAAGTTCAAGGAACAACAAACAAAATTACAGCCACCGAAATTGGAAGAGGACACCAATGAGACAACAACAGAGGAGCCAGTCACTACTGTCGATGCCTGAGTTGCCCTATAACGAAACTTCAGGGCATAGCGGAACGGACACATCAAAGGCTCGAGCAGTACACGCAGATAGGTCAGGAAAGACCGCAATGCGTCAGGCTCAAGCACTTGAGTTGCTCAATCAAATGGGCAAGAGTGGATTGACATGGAAGGAGTTCAGTCAAATAACTGGACTTCACCATGGCACCGCTTCAGGTGTATTGTCCGTCCTCCATAAAGCGGGTCGCATTGCAAGACTCAAAGAATCTCGCAACGGCTGTAAAGTTTATGTTGGATTGAATTGGGTTGAGAATCGGGTCATTGAAAAACAAGGGCGCAATAAATGTTGCCCACATTGCGGAGGTAATTTGTGAGTATTCGGTGGATAACAAAAGTTTGGTCTGACTCGCCTTATGACGGGACTCGACTTTTGATTCACCTTGCACTTGCAGATATATCTCATGACGATGGACGATTCTTTGCATCTCAAAAGATGCTGGCTCAAAAGGGACGCTGTTCTATCGAATATGTCCGAAAGGTCATCAATCAGATGGTCGAAGAGGGACATATCAAGATAATCAGTAAGGGAAACTCTCGAGGTAAGGCGACGACCTATCAATTATTGTGGAAGAAACTACCCAACTCTGTTGGGGAGGCTTTACCAATAGAAGATGACGAACTCCCCAACTCAGATACCCCCCACTCCCCAACTTTGGAGGTCTCACTCCCCAACTCCACTCCGCAACATCCGTCCTATACATCCGTCCTATCTACAACAAAGAGCGACGAAACTGCTATCGCAGTTATCGCGCCCTCAGAGTTAGTTGCTAGGAGATGGTGGGAGAAGCAAAGAGTCAAACCTTTAGGCAAGGGAGCATGGCACTCCTTACTTCAGATAACTAAAGCGGCTGAGGCTCGCGGTTACTCTGAACAGCAGATTGAGTTGGCTCTTGATTACATCGGGACGGTTCCCACAATGCGTCAAATGGATTTAGTACTTAGGGGAGTAGGAGTTAAGACCAAGCATGAGACTGGAGCAATCAAGGCAATCGAGTTGGCAGAAAAGTTCAGGAATGAATCTATCTGACATTGCGATGCTTCTTGGCTATGTCGGTATCTATGACCTAAGAGTTCAAGTAGATGAATTAAAGGTTCGCGCTTGGGCGGAATCTTTAGATTCAGACATGACACTTGATGAAGCCAAGAAAATTGTTTCGTTTCACTACGCAAACTCTGAACAGGCTATCAATCCCAGCCATCTAAATAAACAATGGAGGGTTAGGATTGCATCAGAAAAGGAACGCCAAAGAGGTGAACTCATCGCTCAACAGATGAGGGAAGCCGAACAAAAAGCGGCGCCTCCCGAAGTTGCCCAAAAGTACTTGGACGAGATTCGTGGAATTCTGAATAGGGGAAAAGATGCTTCGCTGGAAACTGATAATGGAGAGGTGGCATCTGACCTATGAGGATATTGCGATTTGTAGGATGGTTATTCAAGTGGCGACGCAGACGAGCGGAAAAGTATGCCCTGCTTGCATGGACTCCATCGCGGATGCGAGACTTCAATGGCTAAGCCTCGACCTAATCGAGTTGATGACGATACCCGATTCGGAGTCTTAGCCCGAGCATATTATCGATGCGAAAAATGTGGAGATGATTTCTTATGGGGAGTTTCAGTTCATCACCGTCGTCCTCGAATGATGGGCGGGTCAAAAAATCTTGAACTTCATAAGTCAGCGAATTTAATTGCTTTATGTGGTTCAGGAACTACTGGATGTCACGGTTGGGTTGAGTCCAACAGAGCCGAGGCAAGACAACTGGGATACCTGATTCAGAAAGTTGAATCGGCTGAGTTAATTCCATTCAAAGATGATGCAGGAGTTTGGTGGAATATCTACAACGACGGCACAAAAAAGCGACTTGACACGAACGGAGGAGTCTTTGATGCTTAACCTATGTATTGCTTATGTTACGCAGACGACGCCGAACAGGTCATCTATCGTCTTGAGTTCGAACAGCGTCCTTGGACGACCAACGCCGAACGCGCTGGGAACCGATGGGAACGAGCCACGCTTACAAAGACTTGGCGTACCGCTTTTGAACTTTTGGCTAAAAATGAGAAGATACCTCCTATGGAGTGGGTCAGCGTCACAGTTGAGCCTCATCAGAAGGGCGGACGCTTACAGGATGTAGGGGCGTGTAACCCAGCGGTAAAAGCGGCTATCGACGGATTAGTAGACGCGGGAATTCTTCCCGATGATTCTTCAAAGTTTGTTCGCTCGTTGATTTTCTTACCGCCTGTTAATGATAAGAACTCATTGGTTCTTTACATACGAGGAGCAAGCAAAGAGAGGATTACAAGATGAACACAGAAGTTTTTTGGACAGCAATGGCGCTCGCTTTTGCTGGACTAATTATTACCCCGTTTTATTTAGCAATGTACTTAGCAACAGTAAAAGCAAGAGCAAAGATTGATTTGGAGTTCGTTGCAACGGCAAATCATATTCATAAGAAAGTCCAATTTGATGAAGCAGTCGAACGCCTGTTCGAAGAGGGAGTAGCAGAATGACAACGGTAATGGAAGCAACAGAGTTAGACGGCAAAGGTCTTGATGAAGTTAAGATTCTTACTGACGCTATTCGCACACACCAGTCACAGATTCAGGACTTGGGTAAGCGACGCAAACAGTTGATTCTTCGACTTCGTAAGCAACGCATCACCTATCGCGAGATTGCTGAAGCAATGGGTGTATCAGAGCAGTTGATTTACAAAATCATCCGCAACGATATTTCAAGAGAACCTGAGTTCGATGCTCAAGGAAATCTTGTTCGTAGACGAGGACGCCCAGCGAAGCCTCTTGCATAATGAAGTTCATTGAACTTTTTGCAGGTATTGGTGCCTTCCGCTTAGGACTTGAAAACACAGGTCATGAGTGTGTATGGGCAAACGAATGGTTAGAGAGACCGAGGAAAATCTATGCCCGAAATTTCGGAGAACAACCCGATGGACGAGACATTCGAGATGTTTCCGCTGGAGACCTTCCTGACGCCGACCTCCTCGTTGGAGGATTCCCTTGTGCAACTTTTTCAGTTGCAGGAAAGCGAACTGGATTCTCCTTGGATGACACCCGAGGGACGCTCGCTTTTGAAATGTTTAGACTCGCTCGCGACAAAGGGATACCGTACCTCCTCTTTGAGAATGTCAAAGGACTCCTTAACCATGACGGAGGACGCACATTCGAAATCATCCTCGAAGTCTTGGATGGCATGGGGTATGACTGTCAATGGGAATTGCTTGACAGCCAAAATTTCGGAGTCCCACAGCACCGAGAAAGGGTATTCCTTATCGGACATCTTAGAGGAAACCCCCGACCAAAAGTATTTCCTATCGGAGCAACAGGTTCAGGCGATGATGTCGCGTACAAAGAAAAACAAGGAGGAAGGCAGGGGTTTTTCTCCGACATTTCTCCGACCATCGACGCCCACTACTACAAAGGAGGAAATGCAAGACAATATGTTGTTGAGCAGTTCATCCGACGAGACAACTCAATAAGAACTTTTGAGAATGTTGCACCAACACTTCTTGCACACATGGGAACAGGTGGAGGCAATGTGCCTTTTGTTAGACCAGTTCTCGATGTTGCTCGAGTAAACAAATCACCAAATGGTCGCATGATTAAAAATGATGGCGACCCGATGTACACAATCACAGCGCAAGACCGTCACGGAGTTCAAATTGGGGATGAGGACGGCTTTGCTATTAGAAAACTAACTCCCATGGAGTGTGAAAGACTTCAAGGATTTCCCGATGGATGGACGGAATTCTATGACGATGGAAAACGAGTCACCGACTCCGAAAGATACGAACGATGCGGACGAACAATTACAATCCCAGTTGTGGAAGCAATTGGTAGGAGACTACATGAGTTCTACTAAATTCTCGTTTGACACGATTGAAAACTTTGATGACCACATCTCACAATCAATCCCAAACTATCACTTGCTTTCAGATGCTATCTGTGACCTGAGTACATTTTTTCTACAAAAGGATAC